TAATGCGAGACCGCTGGAAGAACCCCGAGTTTCGCCAGATGATGACGGAACGGTCAAAAGGAAATAAATATAATCTCGGGCGAGTGCAGTCAGAAGAAGAAAAGCGACAACGGAGTTTGGCGGGAAAAGGAAGACAATTTTCTCCTGAACACCGAGCAAAACTTCGGGCGGCTTGGATTCAAAGACGCCAGAAAGTAAAGGCAGAATAGCATGCCGTACTCTGGACCGACAGTTGTCCAAGCGGCGGCATATACCACCGTCGGCTTCGCAAACAGTTGCAACGTCACCCTCAACGGGATGACTCCCGGCAACAGCATTATCGTTTGCTGCATGGATAGCTACCCCGGCACTCTTGCTGGGTCGAGCATCGCCGATACTCTTAACACTCCCGGTAATCCCTATTCTACAGTTGCATCCGCTCAGAATGGCGGCACCAGTCGTTATTCTGTTATCTACCGCCTTGACAATTGTGCAGGCGGCAATAACACCATTACGTGGAACATCACGGATGTAGGCGGCGGTTTCCCGACGATGATGGCGTTCGAAGTTACGCCGCTCGGCACGACTGATCAAACACTTAGCAACAATTTTCCAACGGGACCGACGGCATCTATCGGGACCATTACACCTAGCGTAGCAAACACACTGGCGTTTTTTGTTGGGGCACACTCGAATCTCGGCGGTCCAGATACAGTCGGTGCTCCGTGGTCTTTTACCTCGCCTGCGGGAACGGGAGGTTCAGGCGGCGGTGCGTGCGGCTCCGCAGAAATATCAGCGTCAGGGTCACCACTCAGTGCGTCTTTGTCGCTGCAAGGCGGCAGTGGATCGACAGTCTATGCCGCGATGGCAAACTTCCCGAATTTTGAATCCACCTGTGCAACACCTGCGATTACTCCAGCGACCGGGACGTACGATTGTGGTTCGGGCGGTGTGGAATTAGGAATGACGTGCTCTACCCCGGGCAGTTCCATCTACTACACCACGGATGGAACCACGCCAACGTATCCAGCGACAGGTACCACGACGCTATGGAATCCGTTATCTCCTGAGTACTTGGATTCTACGTCGCAGGTACAAGCCATTGGGGTGGCTGCTGGGTTTGTCAACAGTGCGGTTGCTTCGAACCTTATCACTATCACGTATACCATCAGCGGTACGATTCTCGATGGTAGCAACAATCCAGTTGTTGGAGTAGCGATTACATGCACTGGACAATCACCGACGACGACCGCGAGCGACGGAACTTATAGTTTCGCAGGATTGTCAAACGTCACTAGCTACACCGTGACGCCGTCGTTTACTGGCTGGACTTTTGCACCGACCGACCAAGTCGTGGCGGTTAATAGTGCGAACCAGCCGAATATCAATTTCACAGGCACGCACTTGCAGGTTGCAACGCCGACGTTCAGTCCACTGCCGGGAACATTCGGCGTACCGACGACGGTCACTGTGTCCGATGTGGACTCTGCGTTCAGTGGCTTTGCGATGTATTATACCCTCGACGGCAGCACACCGACCACGGGTTCGACGCTATACACGGGACCAATTACAATCAGCACGACCCAGACGCTCAAGGTACTCGCGGTTGCGACAGCGTACAGCAATAGTGCCATTGCGAGCGGAACGTATACCATCTCTTCAGGCGGAATCCTTCCGATATTTGGAACAGGAGTTACAAGCACAACGGGTGCAGATGCATCGCCTGAAATCAATTCTAAGAAAACCTCGGTAACGGGGAGCGGTCGCACGGGGATAATTGGATGAGCTAGGGGAGCAGCCCTAATGTTAGACGTACACGTAGACCCAGACGCACTTAAAAATTATCGAGAGTCATTCGACCCTAACATTCTTCCCAAGGGCGTTAGGGCATGGTATGACCACGCCTCGACAGAAGTCCTAGACCGTTGGTTCTTGAATCGCTTCAAATGTCTGAAGAGCCATTTGTTTTTGAGCGGCTGGATTGATCTTGAGGAAGATAAACAAAAAGGTTTGCCTGCTGAGACGGTACCAATCCTCGGGATGGATTTCCAACCAGACCCGCATCGGATTCTTTTCAACCAATTTCTCCAGAACCGTCCCGGCGAAGGTTTTGCTCTATCCGATCTAGAGACGCTCACCAAGAAAATGATGATTCTCTGGCCTCGCGGTCTGTTCAAGACCTCGGCGGTCGTAGTCGATATCGTTCAGACCATTCTGAACTACCCCAACGTCCGCATATGCTTCCTCACGGGCGGCGATCAACTTGCCAAGCGTCAACTTGTTCGTGTGAAGCGTGTGTTCGAGCGACCGACTCAGACGTTTCAATATCTCTTCCCTGAATTCTGTCTGATAAGTGCACTCGACAAGAGGACAAATAAGTGGACAGACGTGAACGCGAAACTTGGCACCCTTCACGAGTTCACGGTGCCTTGCCGTACGAACACAACATTCGCTGAGCCGACGTTTGCGATATCCACCGCGAAGTCGGTTAAAGCTGGGTCGCACTTTGACAAAATCTACATCGACGACCTTGTGAACGAACAGAACTACAAGAGCGTAAAGGCACTCGAAAAGTGCTATCAGGACTATCTGGACATCTGCCCCTTGCTGGAGCCGACTGGGTTCATCATCATGACGGGAACCCGCTACTCCTACGGCGACACGTACGAACGTATTCAGGAGAAGGCTCGGGAAGAAGAGAAGTTATTGGGACGTACCATTTGGCGTTTCTCGATTCGTGATTGCTGGAGTCACCCGTGCGTGAATTGCAACCACACCGACGTGTACCACAACAAAGACATAAATATCCTTCAGCCGCCGTGCATGGGGGTTGAATGCCACTGTCTGGGCTTCGCATCCACGGGTGCGAAGGGCGTGCTGTTTCCAGAGACTCGAACTATAGACGGTCGGTCCATCGGGCACACGATAGGGTTTCTGGAAGGCGAAAAAATTCGGCTCGGCGATGAATTCTTTGCGAACCAGTATGAGAACTGTCCTATCGCTATCGGGTCGCAGACATTCACCGATACGCTGATCGGTGCACAGACGCTATTCGACCTCAAACAGATACCAGAATACCTCACACCGGGAGCCTTCACCTTCGTCGTAGGCGACTTGGCGTATGTCGGGCAAGAGGACCGAGACTTTTCGGTGCTGTACGCCTGCCGATTGTTCAAGGGGCAAATTTACGTCTACGACTGCATGTTTGGCAACTGGGACTCGGGTGCGGTCGCAGAGAACACAATCAAAATGTTGCGGGACCATAGACCCGCCGTTATGTTCTACGAGCAGTTCAACGGGTGGGAGGCTTACAACAAAATCATCGAGGCCGAAGCAAATAAACAAGGCATCGTGAAAGTCCCGCTTCAATGGGAGAAGTGTTCTCGTAGTGCGGGCGCGAAGATTGTTCGCATCGGCACTATCAAGGGCATGCTCACGAGCCGAAGATTGTGGCTCTACGCACTGATGGGGGTGCCGAAATTCGCGGTGGCGTACGACACCCTCGTTCAGCAGCTAGTGAAATGGCCGAAGTTGGGGCGGCATGATGACTTTGCGGACTGTTTGGGGATGGTAATTCAGGTTCCGACCGGTTTTCAGGTCCAATCGACGCCAACGGATACGGGTTTGCTGGGTTGGTTGCGTAAACTCAATCAGACACCAGTCGCGGACGATGACTACACCGACAACGGATGCGGAACAGGCATAGTTTGTTGAGGAAAGGGACTTTTTACGCCGTATGTGAGGGGCTAAAAACCCTCAAACACCTAAAGGATTCGTAGGCTTATGTCCGACAGAGACATCAAAGCAACCACTCATTTTCCCGCAATGGGGCAAATTCGCCTTCTTGACCTTCCGGGGGCTATTCCCTATGGTCAAACTGCTCTCCCGATTCAGTCTACACAGGTCGCATTTGCCGACCAGATACGTTCTGATGAGTCGATGATGCAGGAAGCGAACCTCAACCGCGAGGAATCCGAGAACTTCATCGCTACCCGAGGTTTAATCGGTCGCTGGAACATGGCAGAAATCATGCTTCGTGCGTGGGTGGACCCAATCAAGTGGAAAGGTAGCGATCAATTCCGCTCGCATCTCGGTGTTCCGCTTGTCGCCGAGCAATTCTACAGCATTCACAGCGTTGTGAACCAAACTTTGTTCGGGGCGTACCAAGTTTTTCAGGTTGACGCCACTTCTGGCACGCCGTTGGAATGTGCCGAGGCTCAGCAGGCGATTTTGAACGCTGAAATGAGGACGTGCGGCTTCAAGGGTGTCTCAGCGAAGTCTGAATTCCGCGAAATCACATACGACGGCTTGTTTTACGGTTTCGGCGTCGCTCTCTACGGCTGGGAGACGACAAAACAGAACATCATCAAGAAGGTGCAACGGATGCACCCTGCAACAATCACCGTAAATGGCAATTCAATCGTGATTCCGCAGAAGGATGAAGACGATATCGAAGAAAAGTGCATCGGCGTCTGCGAAATCAACATGCCGAAGCTGGAACATGTGCCAATTCGACGATTTCGATACGCTCCTGACCTCCGACGCGGCGACCCGCGTGTCGCGGAGTGGTGCGGACGCATTATTTACCTGACCTCGTACGATTTGGACAAGCTACGCAACACCGACGGCTGGAAAGTTCCCAGTCGGGAAGAACTCGTGAAGCTGACGACGCCTCAATTGATGGACGAGTCGCCGACGAACCCACTGGAGACGCTCGGGTCGAACACTGGGAACCCGGTTTTTCAACAAACGACTACGCCGCAGAAGGCGTTTCCTGAAAATTACACTCAACGTACCACGCACGACCCGCTAATGCGGAAGTTCGAAGCATTTGACTACTGGACTCCGTATCGTCACTGCATTATCTTGGGCAAAGAGTACTGCATTCTCAACGAGACTCACAAATTCGGGCGTCCGCCGTTCCTTGGCTTCTGCTTCCGCAACGCTCCTGACTCGGCACACGGGTACGGGATTGCGTATTGGCTGACAGACTTCCAGCGGGTGTGCCAAGGCGTCATAAACGCTTATCTGGACGATATGAACTTGAATTTGATGGGGACGTACACTTCGCCTGCAGGTGCGAACAACTCCGCACAGGCACAGTGGATTTTCCCCGGCAAGATTTTCAAGTCGGACCCACAAGGTAAACTCGAACCGATGACACGCAATGCGGTTGATGGGAAAGAACCGCTGACGGTCATTGCACAGATGAAAGAATGGGCGTCTTCCATCAGCGGGGCTGGAGCGGGCACGCTGGGCGGGAACCCGGGCAAATCGGGCGACATGCGTACACCTGCGGGCGTCGCGGCGGTCACCGGCGGTGAGAACGTCAAGTTGGCAGACCTCGTGGACGTAATTTCGGAACAAGTCTTCGTTCCGTTCTTGGAATTTTGCATCGAGCAGAATCAGAAACTCAAGCCGTCGCAGATTCGTGCGATGCTCTCACAGGAATTGGGCGAGGCATTCAAGCAAACGCCGTTGGACATCCTCAACGGCACGTACCGTGTCGATATCTCGGCGGGTGCTCGGCTTCAGGCACGGGCGGCGTTGGAGAAGTACATCGGCGTGCTGGAGACATTCATACAGGCTCCCGGCACTGTGGAGAACCTCGCGGTTCAAGCGATGAAGATTGACTTCAACGGTATGTTCGAAGCCTTGTTCGACACCTTCGGCGTTCCGTACAAGGAAAAGATTATCGTCCCGATGACTGATGAAGACAAGGCTCGGAGGGCGGCTGAGAAGTCGATGGCAGCACAGCAGAACAGCAAGCTGGCTCAACTTCAGGCTCAAGGTGAAATCAAGAAGGGCGTCGATGACAACCAAGCCGAGAACCGCATGCTCATCGAGACAGGCAAGCACACGCTGAAGGAACAGGGTAAGGGTACTGACCAAGCACATGAGTTGGATATGCAGGCACGGCAGCAAGCGGCGGACGCTAAGGCTGAGGCTGCGACGCCCGAGGCTCAAGGCTTAGATCGAGCCGCGAAGGGCGCGTTTGCGAATATGGACAAGGCGGCATTCGGCGGACAGTAAACATTTTGAACGGAGCATAACATGAGCGATATACCAGCAGGAAATCCTGAATCACCCGTATCCCCATTTGTGCCGACGACTACTCCCACTATTGATCGGGCGAATCGCTTGATAAGCGTTCGGTCCAATCCCGGGTTTCTCGACATCATCCGCATCTCACAAGACCTCGTGAAAGAAGCTGAGGAACAGAGCACAGACTTCCGTGGCTGGGACCCGCAGCAAATCGTTATGCTGAAGTGCCGTTCGCAGGCGGCGAAAGAGCATCACGTCCTACTCCTATCAAAAATCAACGAAGCCGTGGAGCAAGGGGTAGCTGAAGCCCGAGACCTCATGGCTAAGTTTGCGGTTAAAACTGCCGCCGAGGCGGCTGAGCAAGGCGACTACGTCCGACAGAAAATGCTGGAGACGTTCGACCAGATGGATAACCGCATCGCGGGCAGTTATACGCCCGAAGGGTAATTTCTAATAGTTGCTGACATCTCGTTACAGAAAATTGACTAATTACGCCATGATTGTATAGAGCATTCCAAGGAGCATATCATGTCTGAAACCACACAAGCCTTGAACGTTGCCATGAACGCGGAGTTGCAAAAGGCTATTAACGCCGCGACGGACCCGACTGCATTGCGAGCCGCAATTCTCGCTGAAGCTGAACGGCAAGCAACCATTGCACAAGAAGCTGCGGCTACGCAGGCTGCGACGGACGCTGCGGCGGCTGCTGCGGCTACGACGGCTGCGGCTAATGAAGCCGCGACGGGCTATACTCGTGTCGAAAATATCGGCGGTCGAGATTTCGAGTTCTCGGGTGCCAACGAAGACGAAGTCAATCAGATGATTCTCAACGCTTATCGTATAGCGTACACCGTCCGTGAAGACGCGGCTCCAATGGTTGAGACTGTGCACACAGTTGACCCTGCGGCGGAAGCAGCGGCTGTTGCGGCGGCTGCTGCAGCGGAAGCAACGGCGAAGGCTGAACTCGAATTGAAATTCAAACGCGGTGAAATTACTGCCGCTGACTACATCGAGCAGTCAGGTGCGATGGATGCATATCTTGCAGCAAAAGGCGTTCCTATTGAGGCTTTGAAAGCCACGGTTGAGCAATCACAGGACAGTCAAGAGCAGCAATCGTGGGCTGAAGCCAGCGAAGCGTTTTTGCATTCGGTGTCGGGTGCGGACTGGCCGGGTGGTGAACAGAATCGAAACCTGATTGGTTTGAAAGTTGCGGAGTTGGGTCTTGTCGATGAAAAAGATAAGGTCGCGGCTCTCGCAAAAGCATGGACCGAGATGAAGCATACCGGAATGGTTTTCAAGAACGAGACTGCTACGGACCCAGCGGTGCTGGCTGCGGCTGAAGCTGCGAGAGTGGCAGCGGAAGCTGCGACCCGTGGGGCGGCTCCGGCGGCTGCGGCTACGACGGCTGCTACGGCCCCTGCGGCTCCTGCGGCTGCTCCGAAAAATCCGTCGGGTTCATCTGCATTATTCGGTGCGAGTTCTGGCGTAGGCGCGGGTGCAGGCACCACGGAAAGAGCCGTTGCTCCGACGCTACAAATTTCCAAGGACGCGAGTCCAGCCGAGATTTTGCAAGCATGGAAAGACCAGATAATGGCTCAAGGACAGAGTCCAGACGCCGCCTTCACGGCTGCGTTTGCGAAGAAGTAAATCGTTATCTCAAGAAAAGTGACTAAGGTCGCCATAACTGAGAGAGGTATAATACCATGATTCTGCCCCCGGGCGTACAGAGCACTACCCTTGCTGCTTTCCCGCAGATTGCTTACGACCGCACTGCGATTTTGGAATGGCAGTTCAACACTCCATTTCTTGAGGAACTTTGCGACTTCCGTCCGCTGCCCCGCCGGTCTGGTCGGACGCTCCAGTTTTACGGCCAACAGCCGTACGCTGCCGCGACCTACGACTTGTCCGAAGGTATTCCGGGTCCGTCGCTCCAGTTGGTCCAAGTCTTCAGCGATGCTTTCGCTGACGAATACGGCGACTGGATTGGCATTTCAAACGTCGCGCAACAGATGTTCCTCGCGGACATCACGATGGACGCTAGCCGCAACCTGTCGTATCGGGGCGCTTTGACCTCGAACCTGATTGCGATTAACGGCTTCGAAGCTGCCGCGACCGCACAGTCATCTGCCCGCATCGACCTCCTCGACAACGAGTTCATTCTGTCCAACACGATTCGGAAGTGCGAATCCCAGTTGATGGGCAACGCGGTTCCGGGGCGTGATGGCGGGCTGTACACGTCGGCGATGCACCCGTACGTTGTGTACGACTTCATGTCGGACAACTCTGCCGGGTCCGCCGTTGACTGGATGAAGCGTGTCGAGTCTGGCCAGAACGTTGGCAAGACCGACATGACTCGCGGCTACACCGTCCTCGAATGGGCGGGCGTCCGCATCATCCGCACGCAGACCGTGCCGACGTACGCCAACTACCCCTCAACGGGTAAGACCGGCTACGCCACGTACGTGGTTGGCCGTGAGGCGATGATGGCTTCCGAGTTGCTGGGCAATCGCGTTCCGCGTAACCCCAGCTTCAAGGTGAACGTCAAGACCTTCGGCGATAACGACATCGACCTGTCGAACCCAATGTTGCAGACACGAGCAATCGTGAGCTACGACTGGTTCCTCGGGGTCGTTGCGAGACCGAACACGAATGGCACCCCGGGTTTTAGAAGGGTGAGATGCGAAGTGTCGGCGGTCTAAAAGTTTTCGCTTGACTTTCGGTCGGGAGTTGTAGCATAATGGCTTCGGGAGGTAACACCCGATGCCTTACAAAGACCCGACAAGTCCAGCGGCGAAAGCCAGTGCCAAGCGCAGGCACAAGAAATACCTTGAGACGCATGGCGGTTACCGCGAGGTGACCAAAAACTATGAGTCTCGGCACCCAGAAGCACGACGGAATTCGTGGTACAAACACGAACACGGGGTGACGCTGGTTGAGTTTGAAGCGCAGATTGTAGCACAAGGTGGTTTGTGTCCTATCGGGAATCACCCGTTCGGACCTCGTGGTAGGCAAGGCAACTCGCCCTGTCAAGACCACAACCATGAGAGTGGCAAAAATAGAGCCATTCTCTGCCGCAATCACAATGTGGCTCTTGGGTTGTTCAACGATTCGGTTGAGGACATGGAAGCCGCAATCGAATACGTGAAGCAGTACAAAACAGTTTAGAATAGGAGAATTACCGTGGCTAACGCGAATACAGTTCGACGGCAGGTATCAGGTTCACAACAGTTGACGATTGCTCCGCAAGTCGGGCTTTTGTCCACTCATGTTGTGTTCCAACTCAACAACAACGGGTTGACTCTGACTGGCGGGGGTCTCATTCCTCTGTCCGCTGGCACCTATGGGTTGTATCTCGGCACGGGTCAGGTCCTCAAGGTTGTGGCGAACGGAACGCTCACGGGCATCGTCGGGGCAACGGACACTTTTGCCGTGAAACTTTTCGTGGTCACAGCGGCGGGTCTCGCGGTGCCTCCCACGAACGCAACGATTATCGCTCCTAGCGGCGGGTCTTCGTTGGTTGCCGATTCTGGCACCATCGCAACTGTCGCAGGAACGTCAGCGTCATGGACCTTTCAGGCTCGGTTGCAACTTTCTGGGACGGGCATCCTCACGGGTGAGTTTACCGTGACCGTCGGCGGCGTCGATAAGGTGTACGCGACGACGGCTGCTGTTTCGGGTCTCGGCGAAGCGGACTTGAACTTCTTCTTCTCTCTCGCTGACCCGAACGGGGCGAACGCTTCGGCAACCGCCACGTTGGATGAATTCCGCATCGACTGGGAGTAAACGCAAGGGCGTCAAAAGAATCGGGCGTCAAGCCCAAAACCAAGCCCGAGGCTGGCAACACGCTTCGGGCTTTTTCTTTTTCAGGACCACGGGAGGCTTTATGAGGCTGTCGAAGGTAGTCCGCAGTATCGCTCTTGCGGTGGCAATGCTTCTGGTTCCTGCCGTCGCCTGTGCGAACGTCAAAGAGCCGAAGGGTTTCGATAAGAAAGTCTATGACAGTTCATTCGCTCTTTACGGCAGCAGTGCAATGGCGGGCGTACAAGACCGCTTTCTCTGTACTGTGACCGCATACCAAAAGGTCGAAGGTGGCTACCTGTTGATTGGTGCGGGACACTGCACCGGGGCGAACGTCGAACTTCCCCCCGACCTGACTTTTGCGGTACGTACTGACTTGGGCGCGACTAAATATCCGGTGGTGCTGCTCAAGTCCGTGATGGCTGAGCCGCTGGATTACGCCGTTTATTTTCTACCTACCACGGCGAAGTATCCGATGGTTGCACTGGGGAATGAAAGCAAGGACCGCATCAAAGATAAAACGGTCGATGTGAATTTCAGCCTCGGGGTTGCAAAGATTGTCAGCTACGGTATTATTTCTTCGGTGGTCATATCGAACTCGGGCGCACATGAAGACATAACTGGATTTTTTCTCGTAACGCAGTTTGATTCTCACGGAGCGAGCGGTTCCTCTGTGGTAAGCGAGAAGACCCACAAGGTTATCGGGCTAGTCATTGCGGGCTGGGATGGCGAGACGATGCCTTCTGTCGTTGAGCCTATCTCTTCGGTCGAAAAAGAACTGGGAGATATTCCCGCACGGTTGGCGAAAGCACGAACGCTACCGATTCCTGTGACGGTGATTACTGCACCGCCTGCAACCCAAGACCCTGACGATGAAGACGCACCCTTCGGATTCTGGGCGGCACAACATGGCGGGCGTCATCAGGGCGGGGCACGCGGCGGTAGACCAAACGAAGGTCGAGGTCGCGGCGAGGGTCGCGGCGACGGTCGCAATCTCGGCAGGGACGATCACCGTCGGATTGACCGGCACCAAGATGTGCGAGAACGCGGTGGGCATCGGGAGATTTTCTTTGGCGGCTTCTGGTTCAATTGTGGACCCGTTGAATGGCCGCTCTGGGTATTTACCGACGACGTTTACGTGGTGATGGTAGGCGGTAATGAGTACATCATGTACGACTACAATGACCCATACGACGAGGTGTTCGTTTACGTGGTCGAATAAGGCTTGACTTTCAAACGGGAACCGAGTATCGTAGTGAGGCGTTTATGCCCAAGTGGCAGAGAACTTGCCCTCAGTGTAAGCGGGAGTTGGAGAAAATCCATCCTCCCGACCATGCGGTAGTTTGTCCCGCATGTAAGTGGATTTGGAAATGAGCAATGACAAGATGCCCACGGTGCGAGCGACCGGTATATCAAGACGTGTACGTTCACGTCCCCCGTTTGGTCTGCGATTGGTGCGACTGGGTCGAGTGGAAAACTCGGGAAGAATTGTTGTACGATTATCTGCATAGCGCGGCGAGCGAAAGATTCGTAAACCCGCAATTGGAACAAAGGATAAATGGCGACGCAAGCTGAAAGACAAAAACGATATTATCTTCGTCATCCGCACCGTCATGCGGAAACCAACGCCCGATACCGAGTAAATCATCCTCGGAGTGCTGAGTTTCGGCGAGAAGAACATCTAAAATACACTCGCGCTTTCTGGGCAGCTAAGACTCAGCAGTATGAAAAACAAAAAGGTCTTTGCACGTTGTGTGGAGCACCGCTTCCCGAAGTGGAGAAATGCCACTGGGACCACGATCATACCACTGGAGAAATGCGAGACGTTCTACACCGTCGATGTAACATTGCCTTAGGCTACATAGAAGATGATTTGTATCCAAAGGCGCTTGCGTATCTAAAGAGGTTCGCCCATGTTAAATCTTGACCCCTCCCGTGAAATTATAGGTTACTTGGTTCGGCACGGAGAGCTAAAAAAAATGAACATTTGGGATGGATGGGGAGACTTCGATCTAAGCGAAACTGGTCGTGAGTCCGCCGAGAAAGCCGCTCAGTGGCTCTCGTTCGAGAAGATCGGTCGAGTCATCTCTTCTGACATTCCTCGGGCGATAGAAACTGCACAAGCCATCATGGACGCATGCAACGTGGCATGTCCTTTTCTGGCGTGTGACCCGAACCTGCGACCGCGAATGGTTGCGGACTTCACGGGCAAAGAGAAAACGCCTGCTCGGGTTGCTGAATTCAAAAAGTACATCGAGAACCCTGACCTCGTGATTCCCGGCGGCGAGAGCGGTACGCAGTTGAACCAGCGGATTCAGGTTATCTTTCAGTATCTCGCGGCACCGTACGAGGCGTTGCCTACAGTAGTGTCAACTCACAATTCTGTGATTAAGTCGTTGCTGGGCGTTGAAGAAGTTGGAGAAGTCGTGGAACCGGGCGGCATCATTGCTGTCTACTTGGATGAGAAGGGTAACATTTCTTTTGAAGTAGTGCTGGGGGCTGTTACGACAAACTCCTCGGAGGTAAGCTGAAATGAGCGACGGACAAACACCATTTGTAGACCACGCGGCACCGATTCTCGCCGGGGACCCGGCTATCACTGACGAACAGCGGTCCAACCTGTGGGATATCTTCAACCAGTCCAAGGACGCGAATGAACTGGCGAAGCGTCTCGGGGCACCGGAGCATCTCATGGTGCCGAACGATACCAAGCAGCGGCTATTTGAAAAGAAGCGGTCGCTATCGCAGTTGCCCGCTGCCGCGCCAATTGACAAGGTGACGGACGCTATCCATCGGATAGCCCAGATGGACCCGCAGGAGCGCGAGGTCGCGGAAACCCATCCCAATCTCCTCAAGACCTTTGCGCAGGCAGCTACAGCCCCGGAAAAAGCGGCTGGGGAGGCTGCAGGCGAAGGCGGCTCAACGCTGAAGGGTAAGACGCAAGGCAAGGGCGCGAAGCCCGCGCCGCTGGTGCAACCGCCGAGAGTTGATGGTTTAGAGCACTATCCGCCGATTCCTGATGGACATTACCGTGTTCGGGCGAGCGACGGCGGGGTTCATGATATCCCAGCCGAGAACATTGACAAGGCTCGTGAGATTGACCCCCGGCTCATGGTCATGAATCCGTAATTGGAGACCTTGTGGCCGACTCAACTGCGCCGCCGATACCAACACCGCCGCCAGCA